TTATAATCCTTTGTCAAGAATTATTTGAGCAGTTTCACGGTTACGATCATTATTAGTTCCCATTAAATCTGCATAAATCAATAATTTTGAAGCTATTCGATTGATATTGGTATCTGTTTCATTTACCCAAAACTTATTGTAGATTTTAAGGTTGCCGTTTGTATCTGGAATTAATTTGAATAGCTTTGAGAAGTCAATTAATTCATCTGAATAATAAATTTCGTAATCTCTAGGTTTAAGATAATTTGTTATTTCAGCTGCTGCTAATTCCCCACCAATTTCATACGATGCAATTGAATTGTTCATCACTAAATCTCTTGCATTTTTTATTTGGTAAGCTTTTCGGAAAAGTTTTGGTTTCAATACTTCATTGTAAGCTGCCACCCATTTTTGAAGTAATTCTTCTCTATTTTTAAGCTTACGTTCTTTTGAAGTTTTAATGATAAAGTTTTCTTCCTCTAATTCTTTCATAATATTACTTACAGATCCCAATGCAATACCTGCTTTTGCTGCTAGTTCTCTTAGAGAACATTTGCTTGCCTCTGGATTAGTTAGCAATACATAAATTAATTTGATCCCAGCTTCTTGAAAAATCTTAGCACTAGAATTATTTACCTCATTTCTGCTTTTCTTTCTACCCTCTATAAATACCCTTAGCTTCTTTGAAAAAATAAAAGCGTTACCCGAAGTATCTAAATAATTTATTTTGTTGTTTTTAAAAACTTCTTTTGATTCGTTTGCTATAAAATCTGAAACAACGATGTAATTTTTAGTTGTTTTATAATTTGGATGATTTATAATCTCATTGACAATAAGATTTGCATGAATTAACCTTGCATCTTTGCGCGCAAACATATAAAACTGTTCTCCCTCTATATCTACAATACCATCGTATTCTCCACGATTGCTATAAAACTCTATAGTAAGCTTCGAAGAATCTTCTAATGAAGCAATTGCCTCGTAGATATAATCATTATCCTTATACATTTTGTTCAATATTTAAATATGTTCACTGACAATGAACATTTGAATATAATGAACATTTTGGTGTTTGCAAAATAATACTAAACATTTCCCAACACGGATAACTGAATATAAATTAACAAGATAAAGATCTATAAAATAGAGTTATTATAAGTACGGTTTTCCGTAAAAACTAATTATAATTCGACAATCAACTCTTTATCAAAGCCGTTATAAGGTTCGTCGATATAGCCATGAGGATTACATATAACCTCAGTCCTACCAATAACATATCGATTTGGTGTATGGATATGTCCATGAATCCAAAAATCAGGTTGATGATTTAGAATAAAATCCTCCATATTAGATGCATAAGCAGCCGTTACTAAATCGTTTTTATAGTGAGCCGATTACCTCTATTAATCGGCTCAAGAGAACTAAAAATTAATTTACGACCACTCAGTATCACCTTTTTGTCTAAATTAAAACCACCTGTTTCATTCTTGACGATAGAATAATCTATTCCACGATTAGCAAACTGATTTCTAAGAGCTTCTAAAAAATAAGCACGTGCACTCACCCATCCACGATTACCGACTTCACGATTAAAACGCGCTACTAATTGCTCATCTGACAGTGTTGATAATTCAGATTCAAATTTATAGGGCGCAAAACAAAATCACAATAAAACCCAACACACATATACAATAAACTTTGTTTAAAACATCATTTCAAAAATACAATTATAAAGTAATTAAATACATTTCAGAAAGCATATAACCTAATCTTTGAATAATTATAAACACCTTTTAAAAATCATTTAAATCCACTTTAAAATAAATAAAAATAGGCTGTTTTATTACAGCCTATAATCCAACACATAAAGCGCGCTGTCAATTCAGCCACCTAGAAAAACCTCCTGGATTTAGAAGTCTAACAGCTTTACCGAGACTTTATATGACATTTTATTAAATCTTATCTTCTTCATCAATAAGAATAAAAATACTTTTCCCTGTATCCCAAATAATAACTAATGAATATATCAACGTACTTAATAAAGTTGATTGAAATAAAAGCTCCTTATAAGGAAAAACAATGGAATTACTATTATAAAAAATTAATGACACAACCGCTAAACTGATATTAACTATAAACTCTACCATTGAAAACTTCATTTCATAACTAATCTCTGTAATATCTATTGATGCCAATTGTTTCTTTACATCACTCAATTTTGTTATCAGAATTGATAAAATAGCGATATTCAATCCAAATAATGCAATTAATATTGTCAGCACATCCTTTTTAAGAAACTCCCCTAAAAATGTTGATTCAATAAAATTACCTCCCAATACAACAATTAGTGAAATAAAGCAATACAATAATATATTCTTAAATATTCGCATTAGTCAATTATCTCTTTATATATTTTTATAAGTTGCTCAGGAGCACCCTCTAAGTCCAGTTCTTTGATTTGTAAAATTACAGGTTTTTCTTCTGTATTTAGTTGTTTTCTTAATCCCTTAACTTTTAACACAATATTTCCACCACCTTCAGAAGAATATTCAACCATTCCATTAATCTCTTTATTTGCTTTACTTATTTTCTCTAAATACCCGTGTTCTGGAGCTTCAATTGTTACTTTAGCTTTATGTGCATTAGTTTTCTCCTGAAGTCTTTTAAACGCATTAGGAATTACCTTAGAGATATTTGCCAAATTAGGTTTAATAAATTCAAATTCGATTTTCTTTATTTCGTTTTGATGCTTCTGCACATATGACCAAAAGTCCTTAACATCGAAAAGCTTTTCTATCTCGATATTTAAACCATATGCTTTTAACTCCTTATTAAGGACTCTTGCAAGAAGATTCTTCGTACCATCCACGGCATAAAATGCCTCAATATTTTCACTTATTGCTATTTTTTGTACGGTGTTGGAGTTGTTAATTAATACATAAACATACGGTTCGTGTTCTAAAACACTTTTTTTGAAATTTTTAACAATTTTTGTTTTTTTTGGATTTGCTATTTTTAAAAGAAAATAATTGCCAGTATGATCATATAAAGTCATTGGGTTATTAGCCGTTCCCACACTTAATTTATCAACAATTATTTTTTCAAAAAATTCATTTTTTCTTTCTTTAATCTCTTTCCTAGACAATTTTTCACCTGTAAATAATTCAAGTTGTTTAGAATTACTTTCAATAGGATTTAAATGAAAACGATAAATATTAAAATTAACTAGCTTATTTTCCATTAATTCAGTTTTACTAAAAGGTTTCTATAAATATAAGATAAAATAGCAAATCGTATAAAAAAGAAGCCCTATCATTTTTCAGGATAGGGCTTCAAAATCTGAATTAAGATATATTAAATGTTATTTAAAATAGTTTTTAAAGTATTATTAAAATTACCTAATTCACCAATATCTTTTTGTAAAACTACAGGGCATCCATTTTCAAGAAATATTTTTGTGTATTCAATTTTCCCTCCTATTGGTGTATTTTCGGAATCATCTTTAGATATATCATAACACTTCATAATGAAATTATATAATTCATTCTGAAATAATATATCTTTTTGTTTTTCTATCATAGCAATTGCACATTCTTTCTCAAACGTACAATCATTGGTGTAATCTTCAGACAATAAAATATCGTCAAAACTTTTGATGTTTTCATTAATTCGATTAGATGCTTCTCTAACTATCTGTTTTTCTTGTGAAAAAGGAAGATTATCATAATGTATTTCACCAATTATAGGGTCGAGAATTGTTTCTAGGCAGCCAATAGATTTGATTTCATTTTTGTAGACTAAAATTGTTCTAACACGCATTTTTTTTGGTAACGAACTAAGTTGCAAAATTTGATTGCTAGAGCCTAGTTTGCTTACAATAGAATCATTTGAAATAGAACTTTGACCGTAGATTGTAATTAGCCCCATAAAACCATCATCAAAATTATTTTCCAACACATAAGGACGCTCATTCAGCCAGTCTAAAAAATTTAAATGAATGAGTTTAATAATTTCATCTACAGTGGACACCCAAGAATATTCCCTTAAAAACCTTTCAAATAAATATTGTAAATTATCGTATCCTTTATATGATATACAACATTGTGCAAAAGGGTAATTTTTAGTTTTAGAAGCGTGCGCTGCAATTTTATTTTCGCCATTGTAAACGGCTGTATCTGATGCAATATGAATTGCATTTTCTGTTTTTAAATATGCGTATACTGACATAAGTGTGTATTTTTAGAATGAATATTTTTTTAATGAATATTGTAGAATTGTAGGAGCAGCAAGTGCTAAGTATTCCTCATAAATTTTCTTTTCCTTTTCGAACTGTTCTATCAAGCTTTTAGTGTTCTGTTTGTATTCAAGTTGGGCATTAGCTTTAACCTCAATATCATCTATTTTAGAAGTATTTATTAAATCGACCTCAAACTTGTTTTTCTTATTTGCAGAAGTTATTTTCTTGTTTTCTTCTTCGATGATTTTTCTTAGGTCAGTAAATTTTTGTTTAAGAAGTTCCTTTTCTTTTTCATTATCCGATAATTCAACTATAGAATACTCTTTATCCAGTGAGTAGATTTTTGCCAATCCTTCTTCACTTATTTTAAGAATTTCCTCATATTCCTTTTTCAAGTTTTTAGTTGAGGTATTACCCCCTGTTTTTCCAAAAACAGAGATTCCCATTTTGTTAGCAATATCTTGTGCTTGTTGGTTGAATTTGTTTGCAATACCTAGTTGAACTTTTCGAGCATCTTCTGAAGCTTTTATTTCAGCATCCTTTCTATCTTGACGTTGTTTTTCTATTGTTCTTTGTTGTTGCTTCCATTGATCTTCAGTTCTAGCAGCTGGCATTGTTTCTGATATTCTATTTTCAAAATCAGAAAGCTCTTTTAGTCTTGATTTTTCAGCCTCCAATGCACTTTTAGCAGCTTCCTCTAAAGCTAAATTAGCCGCCGCCTTATACAACGTCATTCTAACATATTCTTCAGCATGATCTGCTAAAAACTTTTCTACCTCATAGAGGCTTTTTACCTCTCCTGTAGTTTTACCAATGGACTGATTATATTCTTCGACAACTTTCTTTTTATCTAAAACACCTTTTTTTGATAATTCTACAGCTACACGAAGATTATCTATGTCAATTACAGCCTGCTTTACTTCATTGTTTTTAAAAGCATTATCTAAATTTTCTTTAGAAACTGTTAAACGATCAATTGCTTCTTTGCCTTTAAATAGTCCCTTTACAAAATCTCCGATTTCTTTTCCATATACGGCTAATAAAGTAACTCCAACTGTAAGGGCTGTTTGCCATGACAACAAACCACCTAGTATTTGTCTCCAAATTGGCACACCTTTTTGACCTGAAGCTGTTAGAGCTTCATTCTCCTTACGAAGCCTTGCAACTTCGTCAGCAAACATTGGGATATTATTAGATATACCCATTGCAAAGGTTTGAAAGCCATATGTTATAGCTGGTAACTCACGCCCTATTTGATTAATACTATTTTGTAAACCATTCCAACCTGATACATTTTTAATATTTGCACCATTAGTAAGTTTATTCATTTCAGCATTCACCAAAGCTAATTTTTGACTGTATTTTTCAATATTATCAACTCTAGTTGCCTCTAACATTCCTTTTTTATACACTTCAGCTGCTCTTTGTAGACGTTGCAAAATGCCTTCTGTATTTTGGAGCTTAGTAGGGATTTTATCTGATTCTTTACCTACATCTGAAATACTATCTTTTATTTTTTTGACTTCCTTTAATGCTTCTGAAGTATTAAACTCAAAGTCTATATTTAATTGTTCATCACCCATGATTTTAACTCTATTATTTTGTGTAATTAGTTTTTTAAGCCTGTGAAAGTTTTAGTGTAAAGTAGATCAAATAAGGCTAACGTTTTATTGGAATCTACGCTCCGTTTTAAAAGCTTTTTTAAAATGCTTTTAAATAACCAAAAACTCACATCATTAAAATGCTGTAGAAGAACAATAGCAGCCAATGCTGCTGTTTTATCATGATCCTTATTAGCATCAAGTGATTTATTTTGATCTAATTCCTTTTCAAGGCGCATCAAAGTTTGTGCTGTTAGAAATTTAGGGACTTTGAATATTAATTTCCTACCGTAAATAATAGGCACGGTAAAGTATTTGCCTGAATTATAGCTATCTTCAATTACAGTGACGTTATCTTGCAATCTTATAAGCCGAAGCCTTAATCTTTCTGCTAATGTTTTGTTTTCTTTCATTTTATTTTAACTCTATGTGTATATTTGAATTATAATACTACCTCGTGTAAACTTGAGACTGTTAATAAGGTTAGACAGTGGCTCGTGATTGGCATTCCAACGTGGTACTTTATATAACCTTAGTAATGCCACTATTTTTATAGTGGCATTATCATTTAATTCCAATCTAAGTGCGGATATTTTTTCTTAAGTTCTCGTTTTAGAGGTTTTTCATTAACAATCTTTTTTAGATCATTACTGAGGTTTGTAATAATGGCTGCAATTGTAGTAGATGTGATAAAAAACTCACTTTCTAAACTTTGTAAAGCAACATCAAATCTTATTTGCTTTATTTCACAATAGTAATAATACCTATAAAGAATACATTCATCACGCTCAATAGTATAAGCTCCTTTTTTACTTTTTCTATTTGAGTCAGATTTAACTGCTGGCTCAAAAGCTTTCATTATGGTTTGGTGTCCTCTTATCATATTATAAAGATGATTAGTATTATATAGTAGGAAAAATTAAGCTTGCAATTATTGCTGTTTAAAAGGGCAATTATGGACATAAAAAAAGGCAGCTTAAATTAATAAGCTACCTAAATCAAATTGAAATAGAACGTGGTGAGAGACTATTATTCTAATGTTTCATTTTCTTCGTTTTCTTCTTCAGGCAAAACATAATCTTCGTGGTTATCCTCCCAATTTCTTACATACTGTAAATCTGCAACGAATTTATTTTTGTTTGAGTCAAAAGTTATACCTGGTATTGGAGGAGCTGTCGATGATCCAGCCCAATCAGTTTTGAATTCTTTAGTTAAAGAATTAAGTTCATCTAAAGCCAAACAGACAGCATTTGTTTTTAACATTACCGCTATTCCAGCATCATTTCTAGTGTAATAAGTGTACTTGTTTTCGATTATGTTATCTGACTCTTCAGACAAAATAACAATACCATCTTCAATCACAAAACAACTTTCAATCATTCCAAAACCTTGCTGTCTATACGCCTCATGTCTATTTAACAAAGGTATAAGTGAATCCAACGAAGGAACGTCTATTAATTCTTTAAGTCTGTCTAAATTAATTGGAACTCCATTAAAAGAAGGTGTTCCTGCCTTAGTTAATAATTGGTTTTGTGCAAAATCAAAAATTCTTTGCTTCTGAATTTCTAATGAAGTATTACTAGCAAATTGTGATAAAGCAATAAGTTCTTTTAAAGTTACTTCGATACCCAGCTGTGTTAGTTGTGTATAAAAATCATTTAAATAGCTAAGATGAAGATTACACATCCTTTTTGCTTCTAGGATTTTTTGAGTGTCTGTAAAAATTAAAATCGGTTCCATTATGTTTTAAATTTTAAAAGTGATTAAATGTGTTTTTAATTAGTTGGGTATTTTCCATATTCCTGAAAGAATTTTTCACGATACAAATCAGGAGCATTTTTTTTTAGTTCACCTAGACCGTCCGAATTAAATAACTCTTCGTATGGTTTAGCAAATAATTTTAAAGCATATGGACTATGACCGCTATGCTTTGGTTTATAGTCTTTTGGATAAACGCCAAACTGCTCATTAAACTTTAAAGCATATGAATCATAGTCATTTACCTTTAACTCTACTAATTTGTTAGAACGCTCCAATTCTTCCCAGCTCTTACTTGCTAATGCTTGTATGTAAGCATTCCCCAAGTTTAATGTAGAAAGGTTTATGATGCTTTTATTCTCACTATATAGAGCAACAGCTAAAGCATCATTATTTGCACCTATATCAACCAAACTAACCTCCTCTAATATTGACTTTGAAAGTAATCTTCCATTATCTTCCCATACCAATGGAATTAGTCCAGCTGAAGCCATTCGAATTATTCCGCTTTCAACTTTATTGAAAATTGTTAATGCAAAACCATCTTTATCATCAAAAACAGGTGTGCCATATATATTACCATTAGACGTTTTAACATCCTCCCAATGACCTAACGGCAATACATCCTCTTTTGTGCCAAACGCTCGTTTATGCATCCATAGCATTATAGGGTTGCGTTTGAATTGGGATAAGTCTACACCACTTGTGCGAACGCTGAAGCCATACTTATTTTTAGCTTCGCTACTTATCAAAAATTGTTTACTACTTTTTACCATTATTATTAATGTTTTTATTTGTTGTTTTATCTTTTCTTGCTTCCTTGCAAACTATCTTAGATATGGTCTCTTCAGCGATGTAATATTTCTTTGATAGTTCACTATAGATTACTTCAGGTCTAAATCCTTTATTGAAGTAGGTTTTGAAATCACTTAGTATGTTTCTATTTCTAACCTCAATTAATCCGCGTGTTCGTTTCACCATAATCTTAATTTATTGGTTCATAAGTTTTAATACTAAATTTCTTTACAATGCTTTGAGTGGATACTTCAATCAAATAAGCTCTGTACGCTAATGTGCTGTTATCATATCCTAGAAACTGTAAATTTGATTCTATATGTTTCGCAATATTTTCTAAATCATCAAGAGAAGAACATTCCTCAATTGTCCAGCTGTCTGAAGGATTGAAATATATTGTTACACGTTTTATAGACAAATCTCTATTCAATATATCTACTAACAAAAAGTGAGTAGGCATTGCAGGAATAGGTCTGTTTTCGTTTTCAAGTAGGCGGCTGATCATAATTATTCTATTTTACTTGTAAATTGATTTCTTCTAATAAATGCTTAATGGCAGTACCAGCTTCTTTATTGGATTTGCTTCTTTGTTGGTTTCTTAAAATACCTTCAAACTGACGTTGTGTTTTCAGTAGCTCTTCGTAAGTCATGCCGTTAATCTCTTTCTTAACCGTCCCACGTTCTTTTAAAAACATATTTAGTTTAGCAACATTAATACGTTTATCTTCTGCTGTATCGCCGTATATGATCCCTGTTTGATAGGCTAAAGAGAATATTAAACTCTTCATTCGTTCTGAAGGGTCGAACTCGGATAAATTTCGTATTAGAAGCTTAGCTTCATCACAGCTTAATTTGCGACTACTCTCAGTTCTACCTTCTGAAATATTATAAATAATAGCTGCCTTATCCTCAATCAACCCCAATTGATTTAATAAAACATGAATCTTTTGTATTTGAGCTTTAGTTGCGTATATCATGATTTTGATTTTTTAGTGTTTTTAAATTCAATTATTAATGGTTTCACGGTAAAGTAGAGGTCTCGATGGTTTAATTCTATGTATTCTAAAAACTCATCTAATAACATCCCATCAAAATCCTTCTTAACGCTACCTAAAAGCCTATTTATTACATCTTCACGCTCTTTTTTCCAATCATTTACCCTTACCCATTTGCTGATAGTATTTGCACTTACCCCCACCTTTTCAGCTACCTGATTTCCTGTTAGCCCCTCATTTACATACAGTCTTTTTGCTTCCAGCCTAGCCTTTAGCAATTCATCTTTTGTATTTACCACCATAGCTTAACCGTGTTGAATTTTATATAACAATAGCTCATTAGTTAAGTCACCAAATCGCTTTTTATGCACAAATCTTTTCAATTCTGAAGGTTCTATAATACCGTTAGCCTCGCAGATATACTCGATTTCTGCTTTAGATAATCCTTGTAACTCATTCCATACTTGTACACGTCTCAAAAACTCAGATATACCCACTTTCTGTTTATTGGTTTTCTTGATGAGATTATTCTTGAAATAGGGCATACCACCCAGCACAATACCACAATTTTGAATTGTTTTATCTCGTAGCGTATGTAATGACAATAACATCGGATCAGTAAGCTTACCTGCTTCATCAATGATGATTAAAGGCTTATGAAGCGAATTAAGAACATCACAGGCACGATTCACCATATTGTACATCGTAGCATCATAATCATAGCCTAATTGCTTACCTAGCTCATGATAGAAGTGATTAGGGCGCATATTCGCATCGTAGTAGATATAAAATACATTTTCACGTCTAGCATAGTCCAGCAAGGCTGTAGTTTTACCCATTCCAGTATCAGCTACTAAGCCAGCCATCATATTATGCTCTTGAGCCGATGCACATAGATTGTAAGCGGTCTGATAATCATTAGTATTATACAGCTTAGGGATATTCATAGGGCGCACATAGTTCCATATCTTAGTCCACATCTTATCGTCAATGTTATCCCATTTATCATTTTCAATATTGCTCAATGTGGCATTACTTACACCGATACGAGTAGATAATTCTTTTCTACTAATACCTTTTTCACCGCAATATTTACCAATTGCGTTTTTGATTTCTGATTTATCCATTACTTTTGACATAGTTTTAGTGTTTATTCATTCAAACTTTTAACTCTTAGCCTAGTGCTGGAACACTAGGCTATTTATTTGTATTATGCTTTTTGACTATCTCTTTTATCTCAAATAGCATACTTGCATTTGCTCTAAAAGTTGCATCATCTTGCACACTATCTTGAATATTTTTACGCTCTAAATATTCTATAAACTCAATAAGCTTATTTGAATCATTCTTACCTTCTATTTGTTGGAACATTTCACCTTTACCGAACATTAACCATTCGGCAGATGCTCCAAAAATTAGGCTTAATTTCTCTATTGTCTTTTTAGAAACGGTTCTTCGATTATTTTCAATATCAGAATAATAGGATTTTGCAAACCCTAATTTTACCGCCATCTGACTTTGATTAAGATTGCATTTTAACCTTAATTCTCTCAACCGTTGTGAAGGAGTAGTATTTTCTATATTATTCATCATCTCTATTGATTACACTTATTTTATGATTCTTTGGTGCAAATGGTGATTTATCCTTTTTGCGTTGTTCAGGTGTTTTGAGTGCCGAAAGATTAAGTTGTGATTCTAATTTTACAAATGGTACTCTATTTTTGTCGATACCCATTTTAGCTGCTTCCTGTTGTAGCATCGCATTGTTTTCAAGCTCACGTTTTACATCTTTCGGAATAGCGTAGCTTTCCATCAGATGAGTGATACCCGGTCTTTTTGCTTCAGCACGATCACGCAAATCTTCTAGCTCTTTGCGAGCAGCTGCTTTGATGCCTTTACGTCTACCTTCTGCTTTATTCATCGCATCCAAATCCGATTCTGTTTGATTTGCTATAGCACCATGTATGCCTTGTTTAGTTTTTAGGCTACAGATAGCAGCATCCGTTTTCTTATCGAATAAGTATATCGTATCTAGGCTTTCATATCTAACGGTTACCTTACGCTCATTGTATTTGATAAAATGCTCCGCTTTGAGTTGATACTCATACTTTTTACCATTGGATTCAATGGTAATTTGACCTCTTGACACTTTGTATTCTTTGCAAGTGGTGAATAATTTTACTTTACTGAAAATGTCCAATTCTATTCGGTGAGGTTTAGTGCATTGCTCGTACAATTGATTTGGAGATAGTGTAAGCCCTTCATAAGGCGTATCATTAAATTCTAATATGGCACTGGCTATATATAGCTTAACCTCTTCCATAGACAAGACTTTGCTAGAATAATATTTCATAATCACCTCCTGAGAGATGCGTCCATGCTTTTCTTTAGAAATTATACTTTGGGCTAAAAACCCATAACGGTCCTTCAAATGGTTTTCAGAAAGTGTTTTGAAAAACCTTTCTATTTTTGACTTTCTCTGTGGATTGCTATCTACAGACCATACCATTCCTAGTTTTTCAGCATTTGTTCTAAAGTCCTTAACTAATTCAGTATTGTTATAAGAGTGGTTATCCGTAACAATTTCATAAGGCAATGCTCCTGTATTCTCAAAAGCATTGTATATAGCTTCGTGTAGCGTAAAGCGATTTTCACTTTCACCAATACTGTAGCCTACGATCTTACCGCTATGTGTATCTTTCACCGCTACAAGTACAAGCCTATCAACACGAGACTTCCCTTTATCATCATATATCCTACAGAAAAACGGAACAGTCCAACCATCTATCTGATACTGATCATCAGCATAGGTTGCATTGATGACCTTAGCGAATGGCATAAGCTTATTTGCCTTCGATAATCCAAACTTAGCTGCATATACCTCTATATTCTTTTCGATGATAGCCGCATATTTTTCTCCCCAAGATAGACTAGGAATTTCTAACCCTTGCTCTCTACAGACTTTTTGAAGCTCCCTAGCGGCTTGCTTATTGTTTAGGTTATTGATTCTAGCAACTATGGTAGTCAATATATAAACATGCACATCACCAAACTTTTGATAGTTCTTACCCTTGCGACTGTCTAATATCACATAGTCTATACCGTATTTCTTAGCATTGTTAATGTTGCGTGATACTTCGATGTCAGGCGTCTTGCATTTAGCCACTTCACGAAATGCTTCAGCTATAGGTTGTAGGTAGCCTTTTTTCAATCTTACCCCATCGCAATAGCTTTGGTGAATGTCAAGAAGCCCCTCGTATATAGCTCTTTTTACAGCGTATTTGGTCGCTTTATCTTGATTTACCCCCTCACTTTTCATATAGCCAGCTGTGTATTTACCAGCCTTTTTTACATTTGTCCTTAGGTAATTAGTAAAGGTTTTTGCAAGCCCAATATTAGTTTTATTCTCGACATTAGATATTAACTCATCAATAGAAGGAAGTTTTGCCCTTGTCGGAGCTGGTATTGATAGATATTTAACTAGAACGTTTTTACCGTATTTAATAGTAATAACTGATTCTAAGTCAGACCACTTCCAAAGAGTACGCTTAGAAATACCTAATTCCCTAAGGAAGGAATAGGATATATAAAGCTCATTTCCATCTTGAAAAATTTTCATACTATATCGTTTAAATAGGCTTCTTTCTCTCTTGTTAATTTAGAAACAGCACGCAGTACCGCCCGTTCTATTTTATAGCTATTAGTTCTACCGTTTAAAAAATCATATACAGCTTTTGGTGTTACCCCTAATTCTTTCGCTATAATTCTCCCATACCCATGCGGTAATTTTGCCTTTAACTCTTGTCTATCCATAATATTTATTTACATTTGTTAAACAATTCTGAACAAATATAGTAATATTTTAGAACCTTCAAAATATTATTGAAATATTTTAGAACTATTTTTATGTACGTAGGAAAAAAATTAAAGGAGCTAAGGGTTCAATTAGACATGAATCAAACACAAATGGCGGATACGCTAAGTGTCTCACAATCTTACTATTCTTCTATAGAGAAAGGTAAAAAGCCTATTACAAATAGATTAATGAATATGATTATTGAGAAGTTTGATTTAGATAGGGGGTATTTTGGATTAGAAAGTATATCTAAAAATATTACAAACGAAGGTATTTTACTAGGGGGTGATATGGGGGGTAATGGTGATATTATAGCGTTCAATAAAGCATATGAGGTAAATAAACTAGCTTTTTATCTAAACCACTCATCAAAACGATTAGAACGTATATTAAATACAATTAAAGACGATCTTAAATTAGCTATTGATACATATGATAAGGCTATTGATATTATGCAGTATTTTGATGCTCCAAATTTTATGAAAGAAGAGTATTCTAAGGTATTTGTAATTTCTGAACTTGAGAATGATATTGAAGATGAAATTAAAGAAGATTATGCTAATGTATCTGATTATAAGACTTTAATATGTTTAAAAATATTAAGGAATGAAGATAATATTCTTCAAGTCCAACGTTCTTTAATGTTACTTATTAATGATATTCACAAGTATAGAGATATGTTTACAAACAAAAAGAAAACCTAGGGAATATCTAAATATTTAATACCTATTAAAGCCTTGTTAAATTCTCTTTTAACGGGGCTTTAATATTCAATAATAATACAATTGATACGAATCGAATAATATTTAAAAAAGGCGTTTATTACAAGATAAATCCATCTATATACAAGATAATTGTATTTTTAACCTCTGCCACTTTTTAGCACAAAAACATCGTTAAAACCGCCTTAAATGCACATTTTTCGCACATTTTGTGTATTATCTATAATTGTGTTTTTGTTTTCCCCCCTACAAATTTTTCAATTAATTTTTTCATTGTTTTGATACTTTAAATTATTTAATAGTATCAATCATAAAGACTAAGGGAGTGACCAATTTTTTGACTGAACAGCCCTCATCGATTGACCACCGTGGTTGGTTAAACTCGGTTGGTGTACATAATTGTACTCTTGATGATTGAATTATGCCCTAAAGATAGAATTTTTTTTATTTTCAAAAAATGTCACACCCTAATCGTAATAATATCCTTCATATCAGTAGTATATTTTGGTGAAAGAAGATCTTGACGCATCTTCCATTTTTGCTTATCTTGAATACCTAGACGTACCGTATTAGTTCCGTATTTTTTGTTTAAATTGTCCAAAACATGCATGAGTGGATCGTGACGTTTATCTCTTTTATCGAATAATGTTTCTTGCTCTACCAATTCTGGAGAAAGGTCATGTACAATAACACCTGCTTTTTTATATAAATATCCAGGCTTGTAAATTCTTTTTAGAGCAACACCTGCATAATGCGCTAAATCAATACTCGAATTCGTTGAAAATGGTAAATCGATATTAATGCTGTTGTAATATTGTTTCTGATTTTCTCGAAAAGGATTAGTCATCACAAAAACTTGTAAGGATTTACAATGCGAATGTTGTTTCCTTAATTTCTCCCCACATATGACAGCGAAATTAATCACACGTTGCTTGAGGTCGTCAAATTTCTCTACCATAACATCAAAACTTCGTGTAGTAGCAATATTCTTTTTGTCTTGCACTTCTTCCAAATCTAGGGTCTCAATTCCTGATAAGTCTCTTTTCAAACGTAATCCAACTATAGATAAATTCTTTTTTACCCAAGCATCATCCATTTGTACAAAGTCATAAGCCGTGTCAATACCCAATTTGTATAACCTTAAAGCATGTTTACGACCTATCCCCCATACATCTTCAATATCTAACCATTTAAGCGTTTTATTTATCTGCTCTTGAGTTTTAATGATGTGAACACCTTGAGATTCTTTCGGATATTTCTTTGCTACTCGATTAGCAACTTTAGCCAATGCTTTTGTTGGAGCTATACCAACGGAAATTGGAATGCCTGTAGCTTTAAAAACCTCTGTACGCATTTGCTTACCATAATCTTTGAGATTAAAGAAATCATAGCCCTCCAGTTTTAAAAAACATTCATCAATACTGTATATTTCCTGTTCACAGCTATAATTACCTAATATGCTCATGATTCTATTACTCATATCACCGTATAAAGTAAAGTTTGCTGAAAATACTTGCACATTATTCTTTTCAAAGACTTCTTTATATTGAAAAGCAAATGCCCCCATAGGAATTCCACAAGCCTTTGCCTCATTGCTTCGAGCAATTACACAACCATCATTATTGGATAATACAACAATAGGCTTACCATTCAAATCAGGCCGAAAAACACGCTCACACGATGCATAGAAATTGTTACAATCTATTAAAGCATACATCATCAAACTGCTTTAATTACATATACCACTATACCCCAAACCACAAAATCATTTTCTTTAGTGACGATTATAGGCTTATAATCATCATTTTCAGGCATCAAGATAACTCTATCATTCTCAATTAAAATACGCTTAGCTGTAAATTCCCCATCAAGAAAACATACAGCTATTTTCCCGTGCGTTGGAGGTAGGGATTTGTCAATAACCATAATATCCCCATCTTCTATCCCTGCATTCTTTAAAGACATGCCTTTTACACGTCCATAATAAGTCGAAAGTGGATGTTTGATTAATTCTTTGTTTAAATCAATACGAGAATCTTCAAAATCAAGAGCAGGGCTTGGAAAACCTGCACTGATACCATTGATTACAAATGGTAGACTTAATGCCAATTCGTTTTCTGGATTAAATATCTCAACTTTCATTTTGCAATTTTACTAAAAATATTAGCAAATTAAATGTCAAAATTTGAAATTTTAAGAAACCATAATTATAATTTATTGTTTAATAATCGACTATGAATATAGATTTATTGAATCAACTAAAACAAGATGGCTTTAGGTATTTATTTAGAAAACACGATAAAGCTGCATTTTCTCCAATAAAGCAATTGCCTGAAAAAATATCAGACACGCCCTTAATGGAAGATGAATTGATTTCTATTGAGGATGCTATCGAATTCGCTAATTCATTAGCTTTAAAGAATTCTATAATTATTCTAAAATAGCGTATTTTCTTTTGGAGTATCATTACCTAATGTTGGCAAACCCTCCCATTTGAACTCTTCGTATCTTGGTTTGTCGTCTGGTCTATTTGGGTAACCCCTCAAAGTATATACAGGATGATAAATTAAGTCTTTACTGTCCATTTCAAAATTGAAAATAGGTAACATTTCTTCATCTGATAGATCAGATAACCATTCCCTTTCTAAATCTTCGGGAAGAAATAAAGGCATTCTATGTTTATTTGGACCATCATTATGAATATTCGCCATTACATCATTTGCCTCCCGTGTTAACATTCCAAAGCTTCCAACTCGCTCTACAACGCCATCTTCATCAACCGTTTCATGCCATTGGTATAATCCTGGGATATAAAATAAATCACGTCCTTTCTCCGAGATATAATAAGGCACTTTTTTCTTCCAACCATTAATCTTCCTATGTTCAAATGTTCCAGATACAGGGATTAAACAACGTTGATTTCGTAATCGAAACCAATAAGACTTTTTATCCGATAAAATTCGCTCACTACGAACATTGACCATATTACGACGTCTATCTGTTTGGAATTTTGGATCATCAATATAGGTTGGTAGCACTCCCCATTCCATTTCAATTAAACCAAGTCCTTCTTCACCTTTATCCTTATAAATAATAGGGTATTTAGGAAAAGTTATAGCTTGTACATTTTCAAAATAGGTATAATCATAATCTTTTTTCTTACGTTCATCTCTAATCTTTGGATAAGAGTTTTTTACTAACTCAATATCAGTATGTAATGAAATATCCCAACACATAATTTATAGTTTACAATGATGAAAGATACATATTATTTGATTATTTCGTACGCCTTTACTTTTTTGCGTACTCCTCCACTTTCAATGATAGCCCACACTCTGCCATATTCAAGAGTAAATAGTATTTCAACTGGGTCTTTACGCTTTAATCGAGTATTGAATCTTAAATAATTAACAATGTTATTTTTAAATAATCGCAACATTCTTTTCTCCCAATCAGCATCTTTAAATCTATCCAAAAAGATTCTATAACCCGAATTCACCTCCAATAGTATTATAATTTTCTCGTAATCTTGAGGCATTTGCAATAGCTTACCTTCTTTTGCATCCAATTCATAGGCGTGTGTATTAGCTTCTTCTTGATCTGAATATGCAGATAAATGGAAACCTTTACCATGTTCAACTGCAACCCATTCAAACCGTTGTAGAATGAAATATTTATATCCCCTCTCGATTAGCTCTTCGAATAATGAAATAGTTATTTGAACAAAAGGTATATACATAAAGGCTATATCTTTGATTAACGATAATAAATTAATAAAGTTTTATGTAAAAGTCATAAATGCTTATCTTTACTGTAATAATTTATTAAACGAATAAGCGTAAGCTATCGTATTGGTTAGACTGAAATTGCGACCTTCATTTGACAACCAACTTTCGATAGACTTACGCCCGTGCCTGATATTGGGCGTGGGCTAAGTCTTTCTGGTTGTCAGGCCGTCGCAAGCCTCAGTCTTGGATTGATCTTAGTTTCACGCCTTTCTTTATTTCTCAAAATAAACTTAAAATGGCACAAGAAAGATTTTATTACAGTTCTAAAAGTTCCCCCTTAATTTCAGCTGATGAGTCCATAGTAAATCAGATTTTAACGATGTATGAAGATGGAACTTCGGTTGGCTTGATTAAAGAAACATTCCCAGATATTAAGATTAACAACAATCTTTATATGTTTCTGCCTTATGTGATCACCGATGATATTTGTGACTGTGGTAAACCTTTGTACAGAAAAACAAAAGGCAGAACATCATTCGCTGCAGAACTCATTTATTGTCCAGCTTGTAGACATGATGAAACACCTGATTGTTTATGTAAAACTTGCATTTTAAAAAGAAAAAATGAGCTTGAAGCTAGAAAAATGCATTTTTATAAAACTTGGGATAGTTATTATGACAAAACTTACAACTCATCTATAGAATTAAGTAATCTTAATATTTATGAAGAAGTTCAATTAGTTATACTTATTCACGAATACTTTAATAAAGAATCAAAATCCTTCAATTTCATAAATGCTCGACTAATTGAAGTAAATTTCGGTGTACGCCAACTTCCTACGGAGATCTTTAAATTTACTAAGTCGTTTATTGACAAAAAGATTCTTATACCAGAAAAAGAAGTCGAATATTCAACCTCACTCGACCATTACGGTGATTTAGGTCTTTTTCAACCTAAACTTAGTATGGCCAATTGCCAATGGAACTCAATTTAGCGAAAGATGGTACTACTTTGACTGTAGGAGAAATCTTCAATTATCTTGTTAAAAAAGATTACACAGCTGCTCAACGTGAGATATTTTGGAAAGAATGCTATCAAGAAAGTATAAGCAACTACTTTGAATATAGCACCAGAAACTATGCAAATTTCGATCTTATTAAACAAAATTTAGAATTAATTTCAGATGAACTATTTAATCACTACAGCTTATCAAAAGCTTATAGACTAATTTATTATGGTATACAATCACTGTTAAATTACAAAGCTAAATATAGTGCAACTACCAAAAGTGCAAACACCTATTTACGAAACGTAATGTTATCGAATATTGAGAAGTACAACCTTCCTGAAAATAAGCCAAATTTAAAAGACTTCAATCCTGTAGAGTTATCAGAATCCTACTTCACGCATTATATCAAACGCTACATTTTGCGAAGTTGTCAAGAGTATTTTTATTACAACTTGGCTGACATTAAACACAAATTTTAATCACATAATACTATTAAATCATGAGAACAATTATCAAAATTTCATTCCTTCTGATCGCACTTTTCAGCTTTTCTTGTAGCAAGAGCGACAATGATACCTCTGTCCCGAATCAATCTTCTAAAAAGACCGTAGAAGTAAAAATTAATTACGGCTCCAACTATGCTGATTATGCAGCCAATTTAGGCTTACAAGTAGCAAGTGGAGATGCTAGTCTGAAAAATGATTTCAAATTTGTAGGTATAAATTCTACTTTATCGATATTTCATGAAGCTAGCATAATACATCAAGCCAACCTATCCCCGATCCCTAGTGCTACATCAAGCATTAAAACTTCCGTTGCTGTAAGTACATTCACTATTTCATCGGCGTTTACCAATTTGAAAGAAAATGCTAATCCCCTAACAGTGACGTATGAATTTTATGTAGACGGCAAAAAGACGGCTACTAAATCACTTGTGTATGAGCCAAATGATTATGCCGCTAAATCATTGATTTTAGATGTTACAAACCCTACACAAATCATAGCTAATTAAAATGATATAATTATCACATTATATAATTATAGCATTATTACATTATATAATTATAGCATTATCACATTATATAATTATAGCATTATCAAATTATATAATTATAGCATTATCACATTATATAATTATAGCATTATCAAATTATATAATTATAGCATTATCACATTATATAATTATAGAAAAGCCTCATAAATTAGTTATTTATGAGGCTTTTCAACGAAAAAATCTACGATTATTTAAAAATCAAATATTTTGGAACAAACAACAATTTATGCTCTATAATAGGGGCGTTAACAAAACATTCTTTAAGAGATAGATATAGATCCTGTCCATATAATGAAGATAAATGGATCCTTTCACCATTATCTAAATTAAACGCAATTCTATAATAAGTAACCTCATGTGCGGTATAATAGGTTCCGCTACCCCCAGCAAAATAGCTATATGAAGCGTAAACATCTATTTTATTAATATTTTTTGACACGTAAGTAGTATTATCTAATTTAATCTGATTCTGTGACAACACAACAGACTGGTAAACAGCATTTTTTAAATAGTTCAAATGTATAGTCAATACAGGATATAAATAAAAAAATAAATATGGAATTAAACCACATAATAGAACTATAATTAAGTCTTTAGTATTAAGATCAGTATATAATAAAAGGATTATTAAAAGAAATACAATAAAACATAAATAAAAAATTGTTGCGTTTAAAAAATCTTTCAACGCAATTTTTTGAGTTTGTTTTGTGACTTTAAATTCCTTCATAATCAAGCTTAAATTGATATTTAGACCAACCAATATACTGTTTTATTTATAAAGAAGCCTCATAAATCAGCTGTTTATGAGGCTTTACCCTTGCTAACGTCGTTTTCTGCGACGCTTTTGAATAGCTTCTTCATCTTCGCCTACTTGAGAGCCAAATGTATTAAGTAAGCCGCTAATAGTGCTAACAACGGTACTTGAACGGCTAGATGACTGATTAGAAATAGATTCGTCAACTTCTTGTATTGTTTCTTGATCTCCTGATTTTGAGCTAGAATTGGGCTTAGATCGACCTCTGTTTTCTTGCTGTTGTCCATCATAAGCTGAGGATTGTTCACTTCTTGATTTTTTAAAATCAGATCTAGTTTTTTCTCTAGAATTTGAACTCTGGAGTGAATTTTCGTTTGTTCTTCTTCCCAATAATTCTTTAAATCTAAATCGTGTTTCGCTTGTTGATTCGCGAACTGTTTCGCCATCTCTGCTTTGTTTGCCATAATTAAGTGTTTTTGATAAATTATTCCATTTATATTGATTACCTAATTTTTGTCCAGTGGCTATGAATCCACTTTCTGCATTTATATAAGTAACTCCTGAGACTCTTCCAGTTGTCTCTGACTGATTGAATAAAAGATAAATAGACTGCGCTTTACAATTACCAATAAAAGATTGAATATCATTAGATTTAGATAAAGCTTCTTTAACTTTTGCTTGCATTATTAAACGTTCAGAAACGACTCCTGTACGCTGAATCATCTCGAGCTCATCTTTTGTTGGCGCTCTATCTAAAGCTTCTTTAGAAGGTCTTACCTTTTCTAAATTGAAGCGCACTTCTAAATCTCTACATACAACCTCACTTCGTTGAAAATTATTAGAATCCGATACAACCCTAGCTTTCCCATGCTCATCAATAGACAAGCGATGAAGCAACAGATGGACATGAATATGTTCGTGATCCTCGCCATCATTATGTTTGTATAGTACAAACAAATGATCATCACTAAAGCCCATTCCCTTCTTATACGCATCAGCAATAGCTATCAAATCGGCATTAGTAAGATGATTATCCTTTTCAGAAAAGCTTAATGCCACGTGGTAACCATCATAAACAAGACTGGTATTACGCTGATTCAACATTTTTATATCTCTCAAAATCTCCTCCTTATTATATTCCAGAAAATTATGATCCAAGACTTCCGCTCGTTGGAATTCATCCTTTAGGTGCAGTTTGCTATCATTATAATCCAAAGCTGTCGCGAAACTGTGTACCTTTTGCATTGCTATCATATACTGTATATTTTAGATTTTACCATTTGCAGGATTGCATACAATTCAGTCATGATGGACTTATCAATCGCTGAAATTCTACTTTGATTTATAGCTTTTACATATTGATTGTAATTCACGCCAATACGTCTTAATTGTTGGTATGTTTGAACATCTAAAATAGGTTTTGGCGCTTCTGGAACCGTAGCTTTCATAAGCAGTGATCTGATTATTTCCGCGCTATTCTTTCCAGAAATTTTCACCATTAAATCCAACTTCTTTTTTTCCATAACATTTAATCGAACCTTCACCTCGAAGACTCGTTTTTCTTCTTTACTAAGCAATTTTCTTTTCATATTTATAGTGATTAAACAAAGTGCAATCATTAAAGCAAGCGTTCAAGAGGGACTCTGAACATGGCTTGCTTTCCTTCAAGCTATTTCTTATTTAGTAAGTAATCCCCTATATCTTTATAGTCTTTATAGAATCCATTTAATGGGATTACTTTATCAGGATATTTATTCATTAATGTATTCAAAACCTCTTCTCCAGCAGGATCATTATCAGTTGCACAATAGATCGTTTCGAATAAACTACGAGCCAAAATCTCTAAAACTTTATCCTTTGTAGAGACTGAATTCATGATGATAAAATCATTCTTAAATTCCATTTTTGGGTAAAGGCTTAATAAAGCCAAAAAATCACTCCAGCCTTCGAGAATAGCGACGCTAGAACAACCATTCTTTATATGAGTGAAATCTTTAGCCACAAGACACATTTTGTTCCGAACAAAGCCTTGTTTAGCTTTATTCCAATACTCCCAACTCAACTCGTAACCTTGACTGTCATTCTCAAAACCGACAGCATAGTAAACCTTACCTTTTAACTTAAAATGTACTTCAAAGAGATACTTCCAGTATCGCTCATCGATCTTTCTACGATTCAGATATTTTATGAGATTAGGGTTTTGGACTTTTTTAATAGCTAAGATTTCATAACGATCTTGGTCTTCTTTTTTAGAAAGCTGAGTATGTTCTTTTTTTTGCTTAACAAAAGAAAAACATAGATTAAAGGAATCCAGTAATGACAAAGCATGCTGAACTGAACAGCGATAATATCGAACCATGTAATCTACAACATTACCTGACTCTCCTGTCCCCCAATCCTTGTATGTGTTGTCATCCTCATTCACGACAAAACTAGCTGTCCGTTCTTCTCTAAACGGACTTATAAACCAATGGCATTTTTTGCCTTTATTATTTCTCGAATAAGACTCTTTGTATCCTTGTTTGTGGAGTATTGAAAGTAGAGATATTCTTGTATTAGCAATTGAGCAATTCATGATATTTAATTCTAATACCCTTATTTTGGGTCATTTTTTCTAAAAAGTTTGATGATTTGATGACAACCAAACATAACAAACTGAACAACAATTAATTAAAACATCATCAAATCGTCATCAAACCATCATTTTTTGATGATACTTGATGATTGATGACGATTAAACCTGTATAGTTTGATGATTGATGATACTTTGATGATAGTTTGATGACGATATAAAAAACTATAAATCAATACATTAATTATAAAAATCATCAAATCATCAATATTTTACGCAACTCGCAACCTTTTATGGTATAATACCTTCCTTTGAGGTGAGCCTGATAAATTATTCCTGAGGAATCATACTTATAAGTTGTGTAATTAAAAGTGTTATCCGACAAGGGAATCTTCCAATTATCTATGATCCTTTTTATATCACCTCTGGTGAGTTTTATGTTATTACTCCGTAGCAATTCTATTGCATCCTTATTTGTAAAATGAAACTCTTCCAAATTATAAGAATCCATTATTTCAGAAATTATATTCAAGAGCTCCATCTCGTTCTTATTGCGGAACCTACCTTTGATTCGGAGTAGAGCATCTGTTACCAAATCTTCAGGCTTAAACCACATTCTGCCTTGCTTCTTATAATTTATTTTTCTATTCTGAAGGAAATACATAAATGCAGGCACTTCGGCAATCATCTTATCAAGTAAAAAAGGATCTGATTTTTCTAAAGGTTTAATTTTTCTTATCCAGTAACGAGTTTCAAGTGGATCGATAGCCACGAAATCATCCTCGTTATTCGAACAAAGAATGAACTTGCCAAAAAACTCCACTTCAGTCCTATCTACACCCTTAGACTCAACTTTATAAGCTTTTGCTGTAGAAAGATTTTTAAGCTTTTCTGAATCTTCTCTTCTATCGAGCAATACTTCATCTACAGCTATTATCAATTTAGAAACCCAAGAGTCATTGAAGTTTGATCGGAAATCTTCATTGTTATTATAGGTCATATTAAACCCAAATATTTCTTTAAGCACTGCCAAAAGTGTTGTTTTACCAGTACCTCTTTCTTTGCTTAATAAACAAAGAATTGGAAGACGCTCATTAGGATACTGAAAAAGAATGGTTAAATAGTCCAATCCATACTTCAAATGTTCTTCAAAAATATGTTCCAAAAAACTATAGATATTGGAAAAATCACCTTCTTTAGGCTTATGATTTAAAGGTTCATATTGATTATAGAAACCATTAAACGAACGCTGATAGTTGATATGTGAAGGAATATTGCAGAATCCATCATATTTTGGTATCTCATCGAATACCTCTACCCATTTCCTCCCATAATCTTGTTTTATTACATCTAAAGACCAGGGAACTAATATTTCAATAAAATCGCCAGATAGCAAAGGTTTCTTAATAATTTTATAGTAGGTTGTTCTAACCCTTATAAAAGGGTATTTAAAGGTTTTATTCATAATAATATTGCTTTAAAAGACTGAAAACCTTACCTTTGCTTAGAGATATAAATAAAGGCAAGACTTTCGAGTCAAAAGAATTTCAAAGCAAACACGTGCAAGTGTTTGCTTTATTTTTTTAAATACAAATCGGATAATTGATCAATTTGATCATTGGATAATTTTCTACCAGCCTTTAAGTAGGCTTCTAATTCACTCTCAGAGACTGTAAAATAAACTGTGTCAAGGATAATAAACAGAAGTATTATTTTTGACATAGTAATTATGAGTATTAAGGAAAGCGATTTTGATTTTGAGTCCATGAAGGACCTAGCCCTAGAACAGTTACGTAGCGG